CTCTCTGCGGCAGTCTTTGCGCTCTCTGCCGACTGTGCAGATTGAGATGCACTTTCCACATCCTCGCCCGTCTGCTCCACCGCACTGTTCAGTGCAGAGATTAACTGGTCAATAGTGGACTGTTCTTCGGGAGTAGGTTCTGTGCCGTCAGGAAGGCCGGCTCTAACGTTCTTGTAAATCCGTACCTCGTATGCCGTGATTCCACTATCCTCTGTAGGATGCAGATATATCCACCCATAGATAACTCTGCTTCTGTCCCACAAATCGTCAGGTATTGGTGCGCCCTCTGCCGTGCCGATGGTTTCAAGGGTGCTTGATGCCTGTGGACTGTCTGCCCAGTGGACCTGATAGGATGCGGGCAAATCGATGTCCGTGGGCTTAAAAAGGATTCCGTTGTTATAGAAATATGCGGTATCAGCCTTAACATAAGCGATAGAGCCGCCGTTAAATGATACCTCGATAACTCTTGATAAACTCATGTATTTACCTCGTACTCTGTCGCGTCAAACGTCGCCTCACACGTTCCGTCCGCATCGCTTCGTATGGTCTTAATGAGGCGCGCTTTCAGATACAGTTCGTTTCGTACATCCACTATGCGGCACTCATCACCGAGGTGCATATTCTCGGGCACTTCCTCGATTTTGACCTCATAGCTGACTTCCGGAACACTCACCTTTTTAAGCTGCGTGACGGACCGATTGCATAATTCGCTCTGGCTCGATGTGCTATAGCTGTACGGCCTCACGATGTGCCCGTCTCCGTCGCCCTGCTCAGTGGGCGATAAGTACCTTGACCACTTAGCAAGCGCGCTCCGTGATTTAAGGTACTGACCGTCAATGTAGATGTCGCCGTCGTCGTAGCTGTATCCGCTCAGAGTGATGTTATCGCCAGTCGGAAGCAGAGCCGTCGCAAGGTTCTCGATGCTCTTTTTGACCCTGATGCTTCCCGCAGCAGTCCCGATCCTGAGTGTGATGCCCGTGTCCAGTCCGCGATGCTTGAAGAAATTAATGCACTTCCGAGTGACGGACATGCCCTCAATCTCAAAGCTATAACTAATCTCCGCGTCGAACTGCCGAGCAAGGCTCTGGAGTCGCTCCGTGACCGTGCTCTCGCCGTCCCAGCTCAATGTCCTGCTGAGGTCGGACACTTCGTTGATCCCGATTTCAAAACCGCTATTTGCCGCAAATACAGCGACATAAGCGGCGATTGACATTGCACTCGATGCGGAATAGGCTCCAACAACCTCATTAAGCAGGTCAAGCCCGCCGCCCTCAGCGTATACGCTTATCGTGCATGATGCCGTGTCGAGCTCCGTGTCGATGATGGTATAGTATGCGGATTCCTGCCCATCATAGAGCAGGACATAGTTTCCAACCTCTACGACATTCATCAGAGCCTTTGCGCTTCCGCTGTATCTCAAATCAAACGACAGTGACGTGGAGCCCGTCGAGAGCTCCTCCGTCCGCTTATCGCCGTAAATCGTTAATCCGTCACGGAGCCCTGTCGACGCAAGCCCTAAGATATTCATGGAGCGGTCAGCAAAGTATAAAATCATAAGTATGCCTCCCGATATTTCAGCGTATACTCCGCATCATCCACCCAGTCGGATGCCTCGCAGGTGATGGTGTTGGAGCCAGGCTCCAGCACAAAGTCCTCGAAGTTATTGGTTATCACTCCCAGCCCGAGAGACCGCGCGCCGTTAAGGGTGATGTTGCCGCTCTTCGTGTCGATGGATACAAGGCCGTTCTGCGGGATCTTGTTGGCGACTTCCTGCCATGAGTTCGGTATGCCTCGAATTAACACCGTCTGCAAAGCGTTATTCGCTTCAATACCATCCGCATCGGGCTGACGATAGAAAATGAACGAAGCATTAGCCGCATCATACGCATGTCCGGCAAGGTCAGGATCCGTAACAGTAAATGACACGCCGCCGAAATTGAATGCGACCGTCCCTTGTGTTTTGGTTATGGTCTGAGTACGCCATGCGCCCTTGAATGGATTATCCGTAAGGGAATAAGAGCCACTCTTAACGACATTCCCTTTAACAATCATTGACCACTGGACGCGCCCATTTTTGTTTTTCCATACCGATACACCGCAGACATTGCCGCTGCCCGAGTTGTTTACATAGAAATCAAATCCGCCGCCCTGCGCCGCCGTTGTCGGTTCGAACCAGTTCGAAAACGACAGCTCAAAGTTCGGATACGGGTCTTCAAAGTTATGCCCGCCTGCCGCGCCGTAGTAGTAAGTAATAGCTGGCGGGGCACTGAGCGTAGCATAGATATAATCATCAGCCGGCGACGTTGAAAAGTTCGTATCGTATCCATACAGCAGAACCGCATTATCTCGCCATCCCGTCATGCCGTCATACAGCCTGCCGAAATGCGTGCTAATGATTGTTACTGCAGTATCTGTCGGCACTTCTTCCTGATCCTGTTCGTCCGGATTGCCCACCCTGATCGTCAGGCCGTCCTTCGTGAACCCGTAAAATCCGCAGTCATGCTCTGCACTCTGCGCGGTCAGCTTAGGGTGCGCAGGGTACGTTCCGTTATAGGTTGTCGTGATAGTGCCGTTTACTGCGGTTACGGTCGTCTCTGTGGTGGAGTATTTGAAGGGGTCGGCGCAGAAGATCTCGAAGGTCCCGCGCGTGACCGTCATTCCCTTGTATGCCAGTGTCAGCTTCCGGAACGACCCGGTGAAGTAATAATTTGAAGCATCAGAAAAAATGATCTTCGACTCTTTGACGCTGTACAGTTTCGCCTGCAGTGCCTTAAGCTTTGTCGAAAATCCCGATGCAGTTGCATCAGATAAATGGAAATGTACCCGCAGCACCCTGCTATTGATCTTCCTCCGGACGAATCTCCCGCCGTCACTGGTCTCGGTCTCGGCGCTTGTCACATCAAGGTCAAGCTCTTCGCGGCCGTCAACGCCGAGCGTGCGAAACCCAGAGATAAGATCCTCGATATACTGTCCGTCTATCTTAGTCTTCACCATGCAAGCCCAGCCTTTCTGTTGTCTATTCTGTCGAGGCGCCTAAGCTCCTCGCGTGTATATGTTGCTGTTGCCCTTGCCACCTCGCGCCCGTCGAGCATGACCGGCACGATGATCGTGTATGTCTCGCCGTCTCCCATCTCCTCAGCGATCGCCCTGGCAAAGGGGCGCATGCTTTCGCCGGAAAGAGGCACGACCGCTTCCGGGCCGGCTTCTCCGACGCCGATGATCGAAGCGCCGTCGAAAATGGCGCCTGATTTATACCAGTCCACGCTGAAATGAGGGATCGATGGAGGGTTAAGGGAAAATTCTCCGTCGATCGAGAAATGAGGGAGTTTAATGTCCGGCAAAGACCACTTGAAGTCGAAGAAGCCCTTGATCTTCTCAATAGCATCATGAACAGCATTTTTTGCTGCTTCGATCTTGTCGGAGATTCCGGACTTGATCTCTTCCCATGCTTGCAGAACCTTCTCCTTGGTGGTTGATGCCCATGCGCAGACCGTATCCCAATTCATATAAAGCGCTGTGCCGATCGCGATCAGCGCCGCTATAGCTGCTATAGCTATTCCGATCGGACCGGTAAGCGCGCCGATCACGGCAGTCATTACTCCGCCACTTGCCGATGCTGCGCCCATGATCGTGACCAGCGAGCCCACTGTAGAGACCACTGACCCGACTAAACTGAGCACCGGGCCGAGTGCCGCGAGCAGCCCCGCGAACGTGAGGATCACGTTCTTCTGCTTCTCGTCGAGCCCGCTCCACCATTCATTGAGCGCCGATACTTTCTCGGATATAAATCCCAAAACCTCAACGATCGCCGGGCCGAGGTCCGTAACGAGCTGCGCGCCTGTGTCCTTCAGCGTGTTGAGGATCGGCGTCATCTGGTCGAGAGGATCCTGGATCTCCTCGAAGGTTGAGTCTGTCGTCCCTGCCAGGTCTTCCATGGCATAGCCGAGATCTTCCAGGGACAGCCTTCCGTCTCTGCAGGCGTCAGCGATCGCCGGGCCTGCCTTGTTGCCGAAAAGCTCCATCGCGATCTGCGAGGCTTCCGTATCGGACTCGGCGCCCAGCAGTTTCTCCTGGAGCTCTGAAAGCGCGTCCGCTGAGCTTTTGCCCTCTTTGGCGCTGTTCTGCAGTGCCTTCTTCAGACCGCCGAGCATCGTGGATGTGTCGATACCGTTTTTCTCGCAGTTCGCGAGAAGATCTACAGACTCATCCAGTGACAGTCCCATATCATCCAGGGCCGTCTTGTTCTGCATGAGCTGCTGGGAGAGTGTGTCGACTGACGCGCCGCTGTCCTGGCCTGCCTTTGTCAGCATGTCAAGCATCAGCCCTGCGTCCTCTGTCTCTACGCCCCATGCAGCCATCATTGACTGCACATTATCGATCGAGGACGAGACGTCCGTGTCGTTCAGCTCCGCAAATTTGATAAATTTGGTCGACAGCTCTTCGAGCTCGTCTCCGGTAACGCCGAAGCGTGTATTGACCTCACCGACAGCTGTGCCCGCCGTGGCAAAATCTGTCGGCATGGTCTTGGCGATGTTCCGCGCCCGGTTCTGCATATCCTCAAGCGCTTCTCCGCTTGCCCCGGTCTTCTTCGTGACGATGTCGAGGCCTTCGTCGACCTCCTTCCACGCCGCCACAGAAGCGGCGCCCACGCCCATGATCGGAGCCGTGACGTTCTTTGTTAGTGTCCCGCCCAAGCTCTGCATCTTGCCGCCGACGTCCTTGAGCTTCTCGCCCCATTCCTTCAGCTGCGCGGAATGCCCTTTGATCTGATTGGTTACATCTTTCAGGCTCTCTTCGTACTTGTTCAGAGATGCCTTGCAGTTGTTGATCTCGGCCCGTTTCTTCGCGATCGCAACCTCGTCGCGCTCCTCAGCGGCCTCCATCTGTGCCAGCTCCGCCCGCAGGATCTGCTCCTTCTTGGTGTACTCTTCCGTCATCTTCTGGAGGTACTTCTGCCGGTCAGCCAGCTTATCTGCAGCGGAGGTATTCTTATCGTATTGTGACTGAGCGAGCTTCAGCTCAGAGTAGGCTTCCTTCGTCGCAGCGGCGACATTTTTCATCGCGCTCTTGAAATCGTCCGCGCCCTGCGCTGTAAGGATCAGCCCAGCTTCCTGTAGATTATTTGCTGCCATATCTTATTCTCCCCAGAATTGCGAATAGGACTTGCCACGGCCCCATGCGAGCCACTTTCGGATCTTAAGGTTCTTGACATCCTGATCAAAGACATCGTTTATGGCCTCATCAAGGCAGCCGGCAGCGAGGCCCGACTCGATCATCTGATTAACGTCGCCACAGAGCCGATAGAGTCTCGCGATGTTCCCGTTTTCTCCAGCAAGCGCCGCGCCTGCATAAAAAAATCGGTGAAGCCCTCGCGTGTGACATACTGGACGATCAGGTCAAGGTATACAGCCGCATCCATATTTCTGACGTAGCTGACATCCTTGTCGATGCCCATTGCGAGCAGCTTGTTGACCTCGTCCTCGCATCCGCTGATGTTATTGATCAGGATGTCGAGGAGCTGCCAGATGAGCTCTTCGTTCGCCGCCTTAGCCGTCTTGAAGGCTTTGCGCTGCGCGTCGGTCCATTCCTCGTGCGGCATGGGCACGATCTCTCCGTCGACCAGTTTCTTCGGGGCTTCGAATTTTGAAGCTTTGAGAAGATCCTTGTCAATCAGATTGCGTGCTTCTTTCAGGTTGAATCTCCTGAGCACCCGGACAAGCTGCCATACATCGCTTGATTTAAGATCGTGTAAAACAAAAGCGGGAGCATTTGCCCCCGCATCATTTGTCATATTAGTAGGCATCCAAGCCTCCTTTTAAGGTGTCGTAACGGGCCTGAGCGCCTTCGCCGCTGCCACTGTCAGGACAGGGGCCGCGAAGAAAGCATCCTCTGTGATCCCGGCATTTGCTGTCTCACCCGTGAGGACCTTGACCTCCTGATTCTGCGTAGCGTCGAAACCGTAGGCCCTGATGGTCAGGGAGTCGGTCTGATCGGAATGAGAATCCGTGGACGTAGCCGTCGCATCGGAGTTGTCGACCAGTTTGCACTTCGGATACCAGCGCATGTCCCTGGTCCCGTCTTTCTTAATGATCGGCACGCCGTAAGCAAAGTACGGCCTCGTCTTGACGCCGCCGGACATTATGATGCCCTCGTCGACCGTGTCGCCCTTCATCTTGGCGATCGTTTTCTCGTCAAAAGCCAGCTGTGTGACACTGATCTCCTTATAGGTCACGATCGTATCAGACTCATACACTTCTCCAGAAGCATAAGACTGATAAGAGTCGGAGTTGTCTGCCACGTCGATGTCTACCACCGTAGGGAGCTTTATCACATCGCTCTCATAATCTGATGCGTCCCAGTTGTCATCTGTGTTAAAGCAGATGTACTGCGCGCCGACGGTGTATTTTGTCGACGGTCTTTTTTCTGTAATAGCCATTAATTAACCTCCTACCTTGGCGAAAAGGTTGTCTGTCATTAATTTGTAGTATCGATCTTTGTTTCTCTCCCATGTGGGAGCCATGTGCGGCTGTGCGCGCATCTTCTTTGTTCCATGCTCCACAAACTTGCCGTAATACCGTTCCCAGGAGACGAGCACGGCGTCTTTCCCGGAAGGCGAAGCAACTACCGAATCGAGCATGTGTGTATACCCTGCGCCCTTCCTGCGCGGTTTGGGGAGCCGGTGAATGTCCTCAGCCAGTGCTTCGCCTGCGATCATCAGCACATCAGCGACGTGCTTCTCGTCTGCGGCCTTCTCGTACTGCTGGAGAAGATCCATGAACTTCTCAAGCCCTTCAGGTCCCGCTGCCATCGTCCAGCTCCTCCTCGATCTCTACTCTGAAGTAGTAGTGATGCCACGCCGGACCGTTTGTGGCGTTCAGGGTCTCGTGATAGATGACGGGATGATAACCGGCGTCGTTGAACGCCCTCTTGAGCCTGATCAGCTCCGGAGGCCTCACGGTCCTGGAAGCAAAGGATACCTGATAGGTCACGACTGTTTCATAATCATCGCCGGAGGCCATGACATCCTCTATGATGTATTCCCAGTATGCGATCTTTGGGAAGGTCTTCTGGTCTTCCAGGTACAGCTCATTTTCGCGGGCCGTAATGCCTGTACTGTTGATCAGCTCTATGAGCTCAGTTTTCGTCATTCTATCACCTCGTAGTCCATCGTCGGATTGACCAGGGTCAGCTCCGTCTCCATGTATCCCTGGCTGGAGATCACGTCGGCCTTGTTGTAGACCTTATGCTGCACTCCGTCGATCAGGCATACACAGTTCGAGTCGATCCCCGACCACTTCGGGATCCGGATCTTCATGGTCACTTCCTTGTCGGCCTGCTCGAACGTGATCCGCGTGCGGTCATAGACCGCGATGTCGCGGAACCACACAGGCCTGAGGTCGCGCGCCCGGATCTTCCTCTCCCCGTCACTGTCGATGATGTCGTACAGCTCAAAACACCCGTCCGTGTATTCCGGGAGCGTTGCCATCTTATTCAGACGCATCTGCCACCTCCTCGGAAAGCTGCCACGCGCGGATGTCCGGGCCGTAGTTCACTAGGAACTCCTCGAACCGGTGCACCATGTCGTAATACACGAAGTCCTTGAGGAGCCCGCGGGAGAGCGGATCCGTTACGAAGTCCGCGCCGGGCCTCAGCATGTTGAGACGCATTTCGCACTTTACGATCGAATTGATAATTACATTGTCGGAAGTATAGGGCGGAACCTGATTGTCCGCCCTGATCTCCTCGGCCAGTATCTCGTACTGTTCGTTAGTCATTCAGGCTCCGCCCTCCTTAATTACTCAGCTGCTACGGTCACAACAGTGGGTCTGTACTCAGCGAGCTTTGTGACGTTGAAGACATAAGCTACGCTGTCGTCATCCGCGCGGCCGTTGCCGTAAACCTTCGCGATCAGCAGATCTGCATCCTCGAGGGCCTTGGTCTCTGTGTATTCCTGCACCTTCAGGCCGGAGAAGCCCATGGTGTAGTAGCCCTTGATGGTGATAGCTGCTGTGCCCTGTGCCATCTTGGGCTCTGCGATTACAGTCACAGGCATGAAGCTCTTTGTGATGTAGCCGCCGGAGATGCTGTCGCCGTACAGCGCGGGATTTACATAGTTGTAAACGTCCGCAGGGTTCGCGATGACTACGATCTCATTGACTGCGCGCTTGCCGCCGTTGGACAGAGCCGCGAGAACGGGAGCGAGCTGCTTCGGAGCGAAGCCTGTCAGGGTCTGTGCTACAGTCTTAGCAGTGTGAGTGCCATCCTGGCCGGTGACACCGATCTGCTTCAGGATGCCGATGGGAGCGTCCTTGCCGGTACCATTGAGGTAGCCGTCAGCGATGCCGTCATACATAGCTTCCTGCAGGATCGCACGGAAGTACCTGTCGACGTAGCCGATCTCGAGGTCCCTGATGGACTTCGGGATGATGCAGTAAGCATAGAGCTTGCCGACTTCGATGTTCAGGCTGGTAAGTGTAGCGGACAGCTCGGCGGTGTTGGAAAGTGCAGATGCAAGGGATCCCCATACAGCCGCGCCGCTCTTGGAGCCGGTCAGCCAGTGCTTCACGTTTGCAGGTGCGAATGTGATCAGGTCCATGATCGGGTATTCAGTACGGACATCCTCGAGAGTCTTGTCGATGGTCTCGATCGGGATGATGTCGATCTGTGCTGCAGTGAGCGCCTGCTTAGCGCCGCCCTTCAGCATCTCATAAAATTTCTTTTCAGCTTCGGAAAGCGGACGAAG